CTTATTGATGTTACTGATACTTCAAATGTTAAAGTTAGATTTGATACTTCTAGTGTATTAGCAGGTAATACAGTTGGTGGTAATACAGATGAAAGTCAAACTTCAATGATTTTTATTAGATTAGGAGATACATAAGATGACAGAACAACAATGGTTAAGTTTAGCTTTAGCAAATATGCACACTGGACAATGGTTCGGTTGGAAAAAAGATTATACAGGTAATGAGAGAATGGCTTATGAAAATATTATTGTGCATGATACTTTAATTACAAAACCTACTGAAGCTGAAGTCAATGCAAAGATTGCAGAACTTAAACAAGCTGACGCAGATAAAGAAACTAAAAAAGCATCTGCTAAACAAAAACTAATAGACTTAGGTCTTACTGAAGATGAAGTGAAAGCGTTAATAGGAGTTTAATTATGGCAATAACAAAATTAGTATCTGGTAGTTTAGGAACAGGAGTAGGCGGTAAGGTTTTGCAAATTGTTACTAATACTTGGAATAGCGGAACAACTATATCTAGTTCCTCACCTCAATCTGTTGACTTAACTGATAGTGTAACAAGTATTACACCTTCATCAACTTCATCTAAAATTTTTATTACAGGTTTTATTGGAGGTTCTTGGAGTTCACAAGACCATTGTGGTATTATTTTAAAAAATCAAATTAATGGTGGAGGATATAATAGTATTACAGCCGCATTAGGAACAGGTGCAACTGGCTCTTATGAAGATTATCATTCAGGAGGTTTTAAATCTGGTCAACATGAAGATTTACCAATTAATTATGTAGATAGTCCAAATACCACATCGCAAGTTGATTATCGTTTTACTGTTCAAAAAGTAGGTGGAGTTGTTTTTACAATTAATAATGGAAGAAATGGTTATACACACAGTAAACATGCTTCAACAGTAACTTTAATGGAGATTAGTTCATGATTACTTTACCTGAAGTTTTATTAAAATTTAAACCTAATGCAAAATGGCATTGGAACGGAACAGACTATTCTGGTTTGGTTTGGGAAGATACTGAAGAAACAAAACCAACTCAAGCTGAAATAGAAGCACAAATTCCTACTGCTGAATTTCAAATTGCTATTGAAGATTTAAGAGCAAAAAGAAATAAATTATTACAAGACACAGATTATCATGGAATATCAGATATGACGATGTCATCTGAAATGCAAACTTACAGACAAAGTTTAAGAGATTTAACCAACGGACTTACTACAGCTGAAGAAGTAAACGCAGTAGTATTTCCTACAAAACCAGAATAACACATGGCATATATAGGTAGAGATACAGACAAGTTAAGCAACATAGAAGTATTAGATACGATTACTTTTGATGGTTCTACATCTTATACATTACAAAAGAATAGCGTAAACTTTACACCTTCTAGTGCAAACAATGTTCTTGTTTCTATTGATGGTGTCGTTCAAGCAAACAACTTTACTGTATCTGGTTCAACTATAGACTTTGGTGTTGCTGTACCTGCCACTTCTACTTGCGATTGGATATATCATATTGGCGTAGGATTAATTACCACTCCTGCTGATGGAACAGTTGGATTAGCACAGCTTTCAGCAACAGGAACTAAAGATAGTACAACTTTCCTAAGAGGTGATAATACTTTTGCTTCTGCACAAGGTGTATTTGAAAGTGCATTACTTCATGTGAGAGATGAAAAATCTAGTGCAGCAGGTGGTTCATCAAGTGCTGCTACTGATAATATTAGAACATTAAATACAGTAGTAACTAATGAAATTAGTGGTGCAAGTTTAGCTTCTAATCAAATTACATTACCATCAGGAACTTATTTTATAAACGCAAATGCACCTGCTTACAATGTAGGTAGGCACAGAATATTTTTATACAATGTAACTGATACTGCTGTAGAAATTTTAGGAGGTTCTGAATATGCAGTAGCGTCTGGTACTAATCAGACTAGGTCTGTTATGTTTGGAAGATTTACTATTACAGCAGAAAAAGATTTTGAAATAAGACATTATACTCAAAGTGCAATAGCTACTAATGGACTTGGAGTAAATTGTAGTGATGGAAGAACTGAAGTTTATACAAATGCAC